TGCCAGTGCGGATGACACACCACAGCCACGCTCAGACTCTCATAGGCTTCGGCCAGTTCGGGATCGGATTTCGCATCAATGCAGCCCGGCTCAATGAGCAGGCGGCTCTCAAAAATCTCCAGTGCCCAACAGAGCAGCTCAAAGTGATAGAGCGGCAGGGCGGTGAACTTGCCGTCCAAATCTTCATAGGAAAATGGCAGGGATAAATGGAAATCGCTCATGCTGCCACCTCCAACTCTGCATGCTGATCGTCGTTCAACGATTTGGGGAACAGGTCTTGCACAGGCGACACGCCAATTACATCGGCAAAGGCGAGCACCCGATTTTTTGCCAGTTTGTAAATCTCCTTGTAGTGCAGCCCCATGCGCATGCCGTCCACCAACGCCTTCTCCACCACCTGATCGGCGATAACGATGATGCCAAGCTGGCGGGCGTTGAGTACATCGCGCAGGTTGGGGAAGTGCTGCTCCAGCAGGAACAACGCACGGTATTCCATTTTAGTGAGCGAGATGTAGTAGCGGGCTGCACTTGTGCTGCCCTGTTCGGTGGCATATTGCACAAACAGCTTGATGGTGTCGGTGGCATCGTGACGAATTGCCTTGCTCTTGCTGCGCGCTTCCAGCCATTCCGTGTTCTGCTTTTGTGACGCGATCTTCATCAGCGTCTTTTTCATGCGGAAAAATTCTTTGATCAGTTTTTTCTTGAATTCAATCACCACCGGCGTGTTGCGCATGAGGGTGAACAGGTAGGCGGTGTGTTCTTCGTTGAGGATGGCGTAGCGGGTTTCCTTTCCCTGAGTGCCCCTTTTTTTCGAGATTTCAAATCTCGAAATACCGCCAACTTCTTCGATGTCGGATAGGTGCTTGTCAATGATCTTCATGACGCTCTGATGGCTGCGACCAACGCCCTCTGCAATAGCAAGACTGGTGGTGGTCGGATTATTGCGTTCCAGTTCCACGATGGGTTTGGGTTTTGTGCTCATAGTGAGCCTCCTTGTGAAATGTACACACCTTTTTCGTCGTCAAACAAAAAAGGCGCGCCGAGTATCGGGTTGACGAACCGGTCACAAAGGAACCCGGCAGGCGCAATGCCTCCCAACACCCGGCACACCAACTGGAGGCCGAACGCGGACACAAAAAAAGCCGCACCTGCAAAGGTGGGCGTATGTCCACCTTCATGATTCGAGTCGTCAAACCCGGCTGCCACTATCGCGACAGCCCGGCAATAATGCGCCCGAATTCCACAAAAATCAAGCGTCATGGCTTCACTTCCGGCGTTACGTCAATCACGTTCTGGCTGCGCTGGATCATCTTCATCAGTTGTTCTTGCTGGCGATCTGAGCGCACCTTCCATTCGCGGAGTTCATCGCCGGTGGGGGCGGTGGTGTCGCGTTCGGTTTCGTGGGTTTCGACCGATTGGCGGGGGGTCATGCCGGTATCGGCCAGGGTCATGCCGTTTTTGGCGATGAGATCGCCGACCATCTTGATCAGCGGGTGCGCTTGAATCTCGTGGATGGTGATGGCCTCGCCGGTTTCGGGATCGTTGATCGAGGCAACGTGGCAGATGCCGTCCTTGTCGTAGTACCATTTCGGCGTTTTCAGGCGCGCACCATCCTTGATGATGGCCAGAAACATATCATCGATCACGGCCTGGATATTCGCCTGCATGGTGGCGCGAAGGCCGGAGAGCATGGAAGGGTCGCCGGTTGCGAAGGCAACGTGGTGCTTCATGTAGAGCTCCACCTTTTTCATGCAGGCGGGATTGGTTTTGCAGGTGTCGAACATCTCGCAGGTGTCGCATTGGGCATATTTGCCCGGTCGGGCTGGCCAGAATGTGGCTACCTTGGCACTCATGCCATGCTTGAGCGCGTTGAAGCGGGTGAGCTTGGTCTCTTCGGGCGTGGGATGGCCTTCGAGGTTCTTGGTCGCTTGGGCTTTGCCTTCCGGCGTGCGCGGGCCGGTCTGGTTGGTGAATGCCTTGGCCAGCGCAACCTCCCAGTGCGCTTGCTTGCATTCTTCGCCGCAAATGGGGCAGGCCGCAAAATAGCGGAAGGGATGCCACGGGCGAGTATCGTCCGGAATGGTGCGATCAGGGGAGGCTTCAAACTTATGCTTGCAGCTTTTGTTGGCGCATCTGAAGTGGCAGATCGCTTTCGCGTCTAGGTTGAGTTTAGCCATGATTGCGAATCGTCGTCAATGTCAATGGCGGAAACCATGGAGTAAAACCGTCATCCCACATAAATCACGTCCCGAATCGAGCGGTGAGACATCGAAACGCCATAGGCATGGCGGACTGTCTCGTGAATGTGGCGGACGCTGCAACCCTGCGCATGCAAGCGGTGGATCAGGATGTTGCGCTGGAAGCGGAGCAGCTTTTGCACATGCGGAATCGGCGGGCGGATGCATGAATTGCTATTGTCGAACATTTCGCTGATTAATGCCCAGGTCTGGATGAAGGTGTCAAAGCCGATGCGCTCAGCGATGCGAATCCAACGCCAATTCAGCCCCATTTTTTTGAGTTGCAAAATGCGCGGGTCGCTGGCGCGGTTTTTCTGAATCGAAGATTCGGTTTTGGTGTAGATATCCAGGTACCCTAATCCCCCCCCAGCCCGATCCGCTTGCCTATGCCGAGCCCCCACCCCTGCATGACACTGGCTGTTTTGCTTGATCCTATCCTTTGAACTGCGCTTTCTCGTCATGTCTTACCCCTGTTGATCGTTGGTATCACTAACATCGTGTGTCCTGAGCTGCGCTTTATGCCATTAGGCGCAGTTCATCCTTATAAGTGGCTAGATGGGAACGCCTAAAAAAAGCCCGTTTTCGGAATCTCCCCACGTCCGTCTCAAAACATAAGCCCAGCACCAAATACGCCCCATAGTACGCCACTATCAAGGTCACTTTCAGGCCGTCCTGGATAAAAGGCGCGCGGCTATTGCTCAATTTCACCGTCCTTTCAGCATCTTGATCAGTTCACTGACCGGGGTGTTTATCTTCCCGAGCGGGTTCGAGCGTTGCACAACAGAACGCAATCGCCGCATTGCAATGTGCGAATATATCTCGGTTGTCTTCGGGCTGGCATGACCCAGCAGACGCTGCATGATCAGTGTGTTCACCTCATCTTCGGCCATTTCAGCCCCGAACATGTGCCGGAATGAATGCGCAGAGAGCTGTTCGCGTGGAATTCCGGCTGCCTCGCCGTACCGCTTGATCATGCTGTCAATGCTTCGCACATGGATCCGACGATTTTCCCCGCAATAATCACACGGCAGGTGTCGCATGTTGCGAGTGGAAACAAACAACACCTTCTCGCCGTTGGGTAAATTGCGATCAATGCCATCCATTTCTGGGTGCCCGAGGTACATCCGCAACGCCGTGAGTGTTTCAATCGGAGCAGGAACAAGTCGTTCCTTGTCTCCCTTCTCGTTGAACCGGATGGCCAAAAACTCAATGCCGTCATCAACGCCGAAGATGAGATCACTCTGGTTCAGCCTACAAACCCCGCTCACTCGGGGGCCGCATCCTGCCAGCACGCTCAATATCGCCAGGTCACGAACCCCAATAAAGGTCTCCAAATCCGGCTGCATCAATATTTTTTCAGCATTCTGAGTCTGCATGGCCACCGGAAGCGGGCTGGCTTTTTTCGGATATGGAATGTCACGCGCCGGATCTTTGTCGATCAGATCGCTTTTGAGCATCCAGGCATAAAATGTTCGGATAGCAGCGACCATCGGAATCCTGGATGTCGGAGTCATCTTCATCTCTTTGTGCGCATGCATGCCGCTAAAATCGAGCAACTGGTCACGCGTTGCATCTTCAAGGCTGGTTTCCCCCAAAAAAGCATCCAGCAAAATCAGATAGCGGCGATATTTGTCCACCGTCCGGACAGATCGCCCCTCGCTCATCTGCTTGTAAATGAGAAATCGATCAACAAGCTTATTTTCAGTTTCTGAAGTCATATTGAGGCCAATGTGTGCACATGTTTTTTCGCGTTGATGTTCGCCAGAATGGCTGCTGCTGCGATGGGTGCCGGTGATCCGATGCCTTCGCGTCCGGACATCATCACCGCCTTAGCTTTGGTTTTTTCTCCGATGAATACGACATCAGGCACCCATTCACCTTGCCCACCGGCTGAATTATCGCGCTCAAGAATGCCGGATAAATATTTCAGATGTCCGTTGCCTGGACGGTAGGCCGCATAAGCCGAGCAGAATTCCTTGCGCGGAAAAGGTGAGTCCACATCCACCTTGCCCAAACGCATCCAATCCCCAAAAGCCACCTCGATGGCGTAATGAATCGCCGGATCATCAAACGCGACCGACTGATAGGTGCCGTAGCTACCCATCGCATTCATCACGCGTGCCCAGGCATACTCGCCTGCATCCTTCCGTTCGTTCCGATCTCCGGATATTTTCGCAATCACATCCGCTGGCTTTGGTGGATACTGCCCACGATCCGGGCAAATGATATGTGCCTGCATGCCAGCATTCACCTGATCGATTGAAAAATGAAGCAGACAATGCCACCACAAACTCACAGCCGCCGCCGATGGTGCCTTGCCATACAACTCAAACGTCGCCTTCAAAATATCGCAGAATCTTTTTTTATCAGTCTCAACCATTGATCACCTCTCCTTCTACTGCTGTTTGATTTTCGTACCAGGCATCTATACCGCCTTGTGCCAGATCCTCTGTTCGGTCCTTATACCGTCCGGACATCACCGCCTCGATAATTTTTGGAGATAACAACCATCCCAGCGACAGTCCCTTGAAGTGCCGCCCGTCCTGTGCTGTTTTCCTGCCGGTCAAAAATGCACTGGACTCAGCTTTTTTGAAAAGAGCCACCCAATCATCACGGGGGATATTCTCGGTGACGTTTTTGATCTTGCTTTTCAGACTCGGATGATTCTTTGCAAAATTGAAATCCACTGTTTTTGCTGAAGGCACAAATTGGTGGTAATCAGCGATCAGTTGAAGCACTGGATCCTCGCACGGTAAACCACTACCTACTGAACGCTGATCGCCCTTATGTTCAGTGTTCAGTATCTGTACTTCTGAACTCTGAACGCCCGCGCCCGTGAGGGAATCCCGAGTGACTCCCGATTCAGATCGGGAGTCACTCGGGAGTAACTCCCGATTTTTTTCACGCCTGCTTGTAAATTCATCCCGATATTTCAACAGGTTAGGAATTTCGACCCGATAAAAAAACTGGTTTTTTATTTGAGAAACTTCCAACTTTATTAAATCTTTTTCTGCAAAGAGTTT